AAAGAAGTATCTTGAAAAAGATAACAAACTTCAGAAGATAGGAAGCAACTAATGTCAAACTACACGCCAGGAGCACCTACAGGAGTCTTTGGTATTTTCCAGAATATAGAGAACAGCTTTAAAGCAACTGGACTCCAAGTAAGAACAAATCGTGTTAAAGACACGGAAGCTGCCATTACAGCAGAAAAGCTTAAAGAAGCAGCTGCTAAAACTAACGCTGCAATAAAAGAAGCTGCCATTGTTACGTACAAAAAAGCGCAGAACCCAAAATTAAAACCTGAAGGTCCAGGAACACCTAATACAACTCAACAGGCTGCTTTAAACCTTCTTTACGCTCAAAAAACAGCGTTTTTAAATAAAGCAACTACGGCTAAAAACAGACGAATTTCTTTAGAAAACGACCTCAAAAAGTTTAAGGCAGATTTAACAAAGTTTAAAACAACACTTGCTCCTAAAGACGAACAGCCACCAGTAATTGTGTCTTCTGCAGATGCTGATAAACTGGTTTACGAGTACAACGCTCCAATGTTAAAGAGTGCTTACTTAAACCCATTTGGTCCTCAAGCAGAGTCATTAACTGATAAAAACCTAATTGGTGCTCCAATCAACGACTTTACTAACGCCAGACAAGCTTGGAAGGGAGTTACACCTTCTAGAGGCACAATTCAAATGAGCAAAATATTTGCAGCAAATGCTTGGAAAGGAAAGCCACCAAAAGGCACAAAAAAGAACGAGACTCCTTACGGATTTAGGTTCTTATACAACCCAACAGATGTATCAATGGCATGGGGAATTGTTGATGCTTTTTCTCCTGAATACGCTCAATCAGGAGCAAATGGAATGTCAGGTGTAGCTGTAGGCTTGATGAAAGGTACGATTGCTTTTACTTTATTGTTAAATAGAGTAAATGATATGAACGTTTTAGATAAAAACGGTATAAGGGCAACAGTTGACACCAGCCAAATCCCAGATGGGTTAGACCCCGCAGAACGAAACCGATATTATGACGAATTGTACAAACAGGTGAACCCTTATCCTACAACGGTCTCAATTGAAGACCAAAGAAATATCTGGAAACGTGGGACTATGTATGACATAGAGTACTTATTTAGAGCTATGGGTGGGTATTACGCAGACTACAAATCTGGATTAAACGGAACAACTGCAGATAGAGGTTGGTTACAACCAATCCCTATGGAGCTACATTTAGGTACAGGGTTAAGGTATCTAGTCCGTGTAAGTAGCTTAGACTTAAAGCACATGATGTTTAATGAACGAATGGTCCCTACTCTTACCACCGTCAATGTCGTTTGTACACGATACTATGACTCTCCAGATGCATTTAAAGACCCAAACAGCGTCGGTGCAGACGCTTATCGTCCAGAAGGTTAAGGTGAGCAAATGATATTTTTAGATAGCAGATATGCTGACTCTACTATTTTTAAAGCTTGGGATTCTAGAAAATCTCAGTACAACTTAACTTGTTTTAGACGGTTTCCTACATACACCAGACGGTATTTTATTTACGAATGGGTAGAAAATGACCGCCTTGATAACTTAGCTAACAGATTCTTATCTAACTCCGGATTATGGTACACAATACTAGATATAAACCCAGAGATAATTGACCCAACCAATATCTCTCCTGGAACTCAAATAAGGATTCCTAGTGCGTGACCCAGAGGTTCAAAACAGATACGCTAATAATTATACGGTTGTATTTCCGGATTTTCCTGGGTTTGACCAAACACCGTACTCACTTACTCTGACCCAAAGTATAGGTAAGCATGATGTTATAGAGATATTCTACAGCACTATAAACAAAGCATACTTAAAGACTATGTCAACTGGCGTTGCTGTAGAAATAACCTGGTCTAACGACGCTGTGTCAGAAACCTTTGTTGGGTATGTGTCTGATTTAGAGTATCCAACCTCTTCTTCTATTCAAAAACCTTTAACAATTACTTGTTTAGGAGCTTCTTACCCCTTAAAAGAAAAGCGACAAAAGATTTGGAAAAATGCTACTGCCAGTGAAGTTGCAACAGACATTGCTACTTTCAACAAGCTAAAGCCAGTTGTCACACCTTCTGACATTCGGTTCCCACAGATATCGTTTTCAGGCCATTCTCAATGGCAAAAACTGCAGGAGTTAGCTAAATCAATTGGATATGCGTGCCAAATTGTTGGTGTAGAGCTTCATTTTCATCCAATAGATGTGATGATTGATAAGTTTTTAACTACTATTCCTGTAATGGCTTTTTTAGACCCTAGCATTACACCTATGAATCAATTTGCTTCACAAACTTTAGACCATTTTGAAACTGTGCAAGGAGATTTTGGCAACTTTCGCGGCAACACAAAAGCAACAAAAATTGTAGGAGGAGTTGACCCTGTTACAGGGAAGATATACAAAGCCACTTCTTCTCCTACTTCTGTTGGAAAAAACCTTAGAGCAAAAAATAAAGACCCTTTGTTTTTTGATATTGATACGGACACTGTAATTATTGACAGGCTTAGCTCTCAAAGTTTAGCAAATGCAAAAGCTCAACTCGCTAGACTTTCTACTCCTGGATACGGGTTCGGTCAAGGAGACTCACGTATTGCTCCTTGGAGAACCGTAGAAATTCGCGGAACAGGAGAAGCAAGCGATGGATTTTGGATTGTCTCCAATGCAGTTCACACTTTAAATTCAGATGGTAAATACACTGTTGAATTTGAGGTTGCAACAGACGGAAGCGGTTCTAATATAGCCTCTGCTTTCAGACCTTCTTCTGCTGGAAACGTGCCGACTGTCAACTTAACGCAAGCGATTACAACAGGTGCGAACACGCCAACAGCGTATAAACTAAGTAATTCAGCACCCATGGTAAACCAAACACTAACAGGGTATAACGTCGCTCCAAGAAGGTGGGTAGCAGTTTAATGGCCTCTGAAAAAGCTATTTCGTTACCATTTTCTATTGACACTTCTGGCTCAATAGGAACAACCACCGAACAGTCAAAAATTTGGGCGGATAGAGTTCGGTCTGTTTTAGGTACCTCTCTTCGTGAGAGGGTTATGCGCCCAACTTTTGGGACGCTCATTCCCTTTTCGTTATTTAATAACGTAGACAATGCAGTAGAGGAAATTAGCGAAGAAGTAACACGTGCTTTTGATAGGTACTTGCAGCTTTTGACTTTACAGGACACTACTGTTGAACAAGACTTGTATACTAACACTTTGAAAGTAACAGTTACGTACGCACTTCCAAACCAAGAAGTAAACACGACATCTATTGGATACGTAACTATCCAAGGAACACTTCCAATGTATGAGGAGCTGCTATGAGTACCACCCCGGCGTCTACTATCCCTATCTCTGTTGACTATACAGGGCGAGATTACTTCTCAATTCGTGAACAACTTATCTCACGAATTCAAGAGCGCATACCAGAGTGGACCGCTTCGGACCCAGCAGACTTTGGCGTAGCTCTTGTAGAAGCGTTTGCGTATATGGGTGATTTAATATCGTACTACATAGACAGAACCGCAAATGAGTTCTCTCTTGCAACCGCTACTCAACGCAATAGCATCTTAAACATTGCACAAACGTATGGCTACATACCTTCTGGGTATAGAAATGCTATAGTTGACGTGACGTTCTTTAATAACAACAACTCTTCTTCTTCAGGCAGTTTAACTGCTACTGGAAATGGTACGACAATCACTTATGTTGGAAGTAACTCGTTTGTTGTAAACGGAATTGTTACCGTTATTGGATTTAGTACAACTTCTTTTAACGTAACGGATGCGGTTATTACGGCTGCTTCATCAACCCAATTTACAGTGGCTGTAGCAAGTGTTAGTGGAACTGCTTCAGGCACGGGTGTTGCCACTATGGTTTATCCTTCTATAACTATTCCAAAAGGAACAGTTGTTAGTGGAGAGATAGTTACTGCAGATGTTGTTAGACCTGTGTACTTTACGACAACAAGTGACGCAGTAGTTAGTGCTACTAGTACCGAGACCGTGTCTGCCGAAGAAGGCCGCTATATAAACGTTGTAGACACAGCATCTGACACAACCTATGGTCAGCAAATAGGCGTATCTAATCAAGAGCCTAGTATGTCTTTTGAGTTACCAAATACTCCAGTAGTTGATGGCTCTATCTCTGTCTATGTTCAGTACGGAACTATCTACTCTAAATGGACTCAAGTACAACACTTGTTAGATTACGGCCCAAACGATTTGGTGTACACAGTTAAATCTGATAGCAACAATGTTGTGTCAATTAACTTTGGTGACGGAGTATCTGGAGCAATCCCTGTGAATAGCTCAGTCATTCGTGCGATGTACTTGGTTGGTGGAGGAGCTTTAGGAAATATTTCGGCTAACATTATTGACGCTATCGTTTACATCCCTTCAT